CAACAACAATTGATATAATATGAAATTAAAGTTACTGAATGAATCAACTGTTAAATGGATGGAACATATCGGAGTAGTGATGAGAGTCATTGCATTTGGTACTCTATCTATATTGGGACCAGATACACCTTTTCTTGCTATGTGGATATGGAATACAATCGATGCCGGTATATTAACTTATGCTGCATGGGAAAGAGACAATCGTGCATATCTTATCCTAAACATATTTTGGATGATTGTTGGATTTGTTGGAATTTATACATCAATTTTCGGAAATGGACTCTCCCACTAAAAGTATAAAAGATATAATGACGATTATACTATTGATTCCTGTGATTATGGTGACTGCCTGTCTTGCTATTATCTATTGGGTGTGTAAGTTTCCATTCTGGTATATAGAGAGAAAAAAGTGGTATAGGAAGTCCAAATAAGGACATTCAATTCATTTTTGGTAATTTCAATAATTATTTGTATATTGATATTTATAAGTAAATTAATTAAAATAATATGAGAACAGTATTAATAGGTTCGGACTTTATGTACGATAACGATGGTAATTTAAAACCAATCGAAATCAACACCGCAGTAGGTTGGGATGGTGCTGAAAAAATAGAAGTGGATGCGGATTGTTTGGATTTGACATCACTATATGATTTCGTTGAAACTAATGGATTTACATCAATACATTATGTTGGAGATTTGGGAATGTTAAACAAAGCATTAGAAAATCAATATACCGGTAGTTCAATTGTATATGAATTTCACGGAGTAGGAAAAAATGCCATCACAATACCATTCATAGAGGATAATGATGAAACATTAATTATTAGAAGTGCATATGATACTACTGCTTTGGTTGATGACACATATTGTAGAGATAAGATTGAGTTTATGAAATTAATTGAATCTCAATCATTTGGTTCACAATTTGCATATAAAGATGATAATGATAATGTAGTTAGTAACATCACAACAATACCAGATAATGGTGAACATCCTAATTTTATAGTAAAATCAAGATATCCTGAATATGATAAAGATACATATCCTAAATTTTTTAAGGTAGAAAATCAAACACAATTGGATGAAGTTATTGCTGCAGAAGTTACATCCGATTATTTTATAATGGAGAATTATTGTAATACTACTAATAATTTTGAAGGACATATAAAAGTAATAAGAAGTTTAAATATATTATATCCACCAACATTGGAATCAATCCAAATTGGCCAATACACTAAATTGAATCAAAATGTGTTTTTTACCGGAGTAATATATGATAGTGAAACCTATGAGGTAGCTTCCGAATATAGAGATAGTTATGTAACTACGGTAAACAATAGATGGTTACCAAAATTATTAGATACTGATTTGGTTGAAATGGCAGATGGTACATTTAAAACTGCATTAGAATTAGAGGTAAATGATTTGATTAAAACAATTGATATCCCAAATCCAAATGGTACTGATAATTCATCTTATACTACAAATTTTGGTATAACATATGAAACATTGGTAAGTGGTACAACGTATTCAACAAACAAAGTTACTAATTTAAGAAGGATAAATTTATTATCATATATAAATCAATTAACCTTTGATGATGATAGCACTTGGGAGGATACGGGTGTTTCTTCATATTTAATTGAAAGAAATAATGAGGTTCAATTTGAGAACTTATTTGATGTTCAAATTGGAGATGTTGTTTTACTATTAAATACAACAGAAGGCCAGGTTGATTTTGTTAGAAAGACAGTTACCTCAAACATTCAAATTAAAAAAGTATTTTCTGGATGGTTTATTTCGGTAGAAAACGCACATTTGTTTTTAACCAAAACATCATCAACAAATAATGAATCATTTGTTTCCATTGAACACAACGGCCCATCTTGTCCACCATATGGTTGTCCGTGTCCTGGTACATGTAGTTCATGTCCTAAAGCTGAACCATATTGTGCATATCCTGGACCATATTGTAGAGCAAACTCATACTCTGGATTCTGTATGTAATTTTAAAATAAAAAATAAAACCAAGTAAAATGTCAAAAATAATAACAGATAGTGAAATCAATACATTAAACACAACCATAACAACTATTGGTAATTTAATTGTGGCGGCAAATTCTTAATTATAAAAAATAAGTTACATGATACACCTTATAAAAGGTATATTAACAAAGGAAGAGTGTGAATTTTTGTCAAAACAATTCGACATTGAAAAAATAAATAATTTTTCATCAGATATTAAGGCTGATACAAATGAATCGTTTGGGTTTAGACCTTCACATAATTTTAACAAATACTTGGAAATCCTAAAACCAAGAATATTTGAATTTAATAAAGAAGTAACACATATTGAAAATATAAACACATATGTTAGAGAATACTATAATGATGCATTTTTAGTAAAACATATAGATAGAAAGGATATAAGTGTAACAATGTCTATATGTTTAGAATCAACAATAGATACGGAATGGCCATTATTTGCTAAAATAGATGGAAAAGAATATTCATTTAATACAAATGTAGGAGATGGAATATTGTTATTTGGTGCAGATAAAAACATACATTGGAGAAATACTTTAAATTGCAAAGAAAATCAAAGAGTATTACAATTTTTTTTACATTGGTCACCTTCTAATTTTTTAATAAAAAACACAAAATCACTAATATAAAAAGTTATGTCATTTACATATACATCAATACCTAATTTATTAACAAAAGAAGAATGTGATTTAATATTAAACTTTTCATTGGAACATTTAACATTAAAGCAGGCAGGAATTGTAGGAGAAATTAAACCTAATTACGATAAGAGAAAATCTAATGTTGCATTTTATCCTTACTATGAAAAATTTCCATTTATACTTGAAAAAATAACTAAATTACTACAAGAAAATATTAATATAAAAGGGTTTGATTTGGATTATAAAAATAGTGATTTCCAATTTACAGAATATAAAGTGGGTGAATATTATGGTTGGCATGTGGATTCCGATGGAGAAGATGTTAAACAATATAAAAGATATTGTTCCTTAGTTATACAATTAAACGATGGATACGAAGATGGTGATTTAGAATTAAAATTATCCGATGGCTCGATAATGAAAGTAGAAAAGGGAATAGGTAATACTATTGTTTTTTTATCAAATATCGAACATAGAGTAACGGGTGTCAAGTCGGGTGTTAGATATACTTTGGTAAATTGGGTAGGCATACAAGAAAAAAATAATTACAAAAAAACTTTGTTATAATATGAAAATAGATTTTAAAGAAATTTCAAAAGCTTGGTATAATAAAATTAGACACACACCAGAATTGAAAGATTTAGCAGATAAACGATTTGATATATGTTTACAATGTCCATCTAAACAAGAAATACTAAATATTAAAGGAACCGAATGGGCTTTGAAATGTGGTGAATGTGGTTGTCCATTAAAAGGAAAAGTTTATACTCCAAATACACATATTCACCCAAACGGGTCTTGTCCGTTGGGCAAATGGAAAGAAGTGGAAGATGAATATTTAAAAGCCTTTAAAACAACTAAAACAATTATATAAATTTGTCACATTTAATTAACAACCAACTTATTTGGATTTCTAATCCAAAGTGTGCAAGTTATTCAATAGAAGGTGCACTTAGAAATTCAAAACTAAAATTAGAAATGTATGACCCAAATGTCATGGAAGGACACTATCACGTCCCATTAAATGCTTGTTTGGAAATGTGGGGAAAAAAAGAAACAATTTGTATAACCAGAGATTGGTTTTCTAGATGGTTAAGTGCATTAAACTACGTCTGGGACACAATAGAATATTATACTAATCACACACCTATTTGTAAATGGGAAGATATTGATAATGAGTTTTTATATAAAACATTCGATACTGACTTTTTAAATCTCTTACATTCACAAGACGAATATGGATATGGATATAAAGAATGTTTTTTAAAAGTGGTTAAAGAAAAAGATGAACCATTAAAACGTAATTCAAATGGAATGTCGACATTGGTATCACAAAGATTTTATAAATCCAACACAAATTGTACATATGAATTTGATATTAAAGAAATAGATAAATTTGTAGACTTTATTGAAGATAGATTCGGGGAAAGATTAATTTTAGAACAATCAAATAAATCAACTAAAAGAGAAAATAAAATCATTATAAATGATGAATTGAAACAATGGGTGTGGGATAATTTTGAAAAAAGATTCGATAAAAGAAATGCATTAATATAATGAAAATTTATAAAAATTTATTTTCAAACGAATTTTGTGATAATTTAATAGAAAAAATTAAGAATGAGTGTGTATTAAGTGAATCACATAAAACAGATTGGTTTGTTTGGTTAATATGGGGCCAGCAAAAAAGTCAACCATTACCCAAAGAAAAATGGAATGAAGAAATTTACAGGATGGTAATGAATGAATTAAGTAAAAGTAACTTTTCAGAAAGTAAAATAATGTGGTTACAAATGACAGAATACAAAGATGGTAGATGGTTAAGACGACATGTAGATGGTGCAGAAAATAAAACATCAATAATTTTATTATCAAATGGTTTTATTGGTGGAGATACATATATAAGTGATAGAATTGTAAATTTAGAAAAAGGTGATGGTGTTTTATTTAATGGAGGATATCAGTATCATGAAATAAAACCCGTAACCGAAGGTACAAGATATGCATTAAATTTTTGGTTTCATTAATATTTTTCTAAATGAAAAACAAAATAGATTTAAAAAATTACATATGTAATGTACCATTTACTTCATTAGAAATACATAATAACGTTTGTTTTGTATGCTGTCCTTCTTGGTTACCAAACAAAGTAGAACTTAATGAAATTCCTTTAAAAGATGTTTATAATAGTGAACCAATAATTGATATTAGAAATTCAATATTAGATGGTTCTTTTAAATATTGTAATAAAGAAATGTGTCCATATTTGAGCAAGTTAGTAAATTATGGAACAACATCAGGCCCAATTAGTTTAAAATCCGATTCAACTATTAACTCTACAATAATAACAAATAATACACCTAGTTATTTGGTTATGAACTTTGATAGAACTTGCAATTACAAATGTCCTTCTTGTAGAGTAGATTTAATTGTAGAAAATAGTGAAGGTATAAAACGTGTAGAAAAAACAATTGAGGATATCGATAAATATTATTCACAGCATGTAAAAACGTTATATATCACAGGTTCAGGAGACCCATTTGTTTCGGTAGGATTTAGAAATTATTTAAGAAATTTTAATCCAAAAAAATATCCAAATTTAAAATCAATCCACCTTCATACAAACGCGTCTATGTGGAATAAAGAAATGTGGGATAGTATGCCTAATATACATAAATACGTTCATACTTGTGAAATTAGTATTGATGCCGGAACAAAAGAAACTTACGAAAACAAAACAAGATTGGGTGGAAATTGGGAAAATTTATTAAATAATCTTAAATTTATAAGTACATTACCTATATCGGTTAAAACATCGTTTGTTGTACAAGATTCTAATTATATGGAAATGGAAACTTTTTATAATTTAATGTATTCCATATTTTATAAAAAGGTAAATGTATTCTTCGGTAAAATAACCAACTGGGGTACTTTTTCCGAAGGTGAGTTTAAATTAAAACAAGTGTGGGATGAAACTCATCCAGAACATCAATTATTTAAAAAAGAGTTTAATAAAATATGGAAAAATAAAAATCTTTTTCATAATTTATATGAATTCATTGATACTACAAATAAAACCTTAATATAATGAAGATTTTATTAATAACCCTACCCAGAACAGGTTCCACTTCATTATTAAAAAATTTATCAGAACAATATAATTTAAAAGCAATAAGTGAACCATTCAATCCATCTACTAAAAATTTAGAACAATATGAAAATTTTGATTGGGATGTTGCAAATGAAATATGCGTTAAAACCCATATAAATCATAAAGATATATCATTCTATTCAAATTTTGTAAAACTATTTGATAGAGTAATTTTAGTATCTAGAAAGGATTTAAAGTTGTGTGCGGAGAGTTTATCATACGCAAATCATTTTAGAAATTTTAGTGAAAAATACGAATGGATTAATACACCCAATTTAATAGATAATATAAAATTAGTAAAAAAATTTGATGCAGATATAAAAAAATTATCAGAACTAATTAATATTGATATATTGTATTATGAAGATTTGTTTGATATAAATTCTGAAAATAAATTAAGAAAAAATGTTGTTAAAAGAAAAAATCTTATTTAGTAAAGATGAGTGTGATAGAATAATATCATACGCAGAGCAATGGAGAAATAGAGAAATATCGGTTGAATACGAAGGTAAGCAAAACAAAGTGGGTGGTAAGATGTTATCAAATACTTTAATTTGGAATGATGAAAATATGTGGTTTGTTGAAAGAATAATCGATTGGGTAAATGATTTACCAAACATTAAAAAAATTATGAATAATAACATATTTGCAGCATATAGAAATTATAAAACAGGAGATTTTTTTATAAAACATGATGACGATATAAAAAATGGTGCAGAACGAATATATACAATTGGAGTTCAATTAAATTCAAAAGAAGAGTTTACTGGTGGGGATTTTAAAGTATATAATGGTAATAATGAAAAAATAATAAATTTCGAAACAGGAAAAGTTTATATTATTGAATCATCAACACCACATTCAGTTGAATTAATAACAAGTGGAAATAGAATAACTTTAATGTTGTTTATTGAAAAGCAAAATTTGAATAATGAAATTATTAAATCAAAAAATATTATTTAGTAAAGAAGAATGTGAATCTATAATTTTATATAATGATGCACATATTACTAATTGGAAAATGAGTGATAGAAAATACAATTCACAACCAATTAACTATTCATTAGAAACCAATTGGTTATTTGATAAATTAAAAAAATTTGTTGAAGAAACTACTGATATTAAAATTAAAACAATTAAAGAAACAATACATTTTCATAAGTTCACAAAAGACGATTGGTTTGGAAAACATAATGATGATAGGGACAATAGGATATATGCAATTGGTGTTTTATTAAATGATAATTTTGAAGGTGGAGATTTTAAATTATACAATCCAATTGAACAAACCTTAAACAAAGTTGTTGGGAATACTTATTTATTTGATGTAAGAATTCAGCATGAGATAACACCCATTTTAGATGGAGAACGCTTTTCATTACTTTGGTTTTTACAAAAAGAAAATATAAAATTTGATATAAATAAATTATTATGAAAGTAACACAATATTGGAATCCAGAAGGTTTTGAAATATCTTCATATAAATTTCATTTATCAAATAAAATAAATAACTCTTTTAGAACATCGGGTTCGGATGAAACTGAAAAATGTATATATACTTATAATTCAATGGGATTTAGAGGTGATGAACCGATGCAAGATGGATTTAAAGTAATGTGTATTGGTGATTCAAATACAGAAGGTGTCGGTGTAAATAATCAAGAAACATGGCCTGCTCAATTTACCAAATTAATACCAAAT